CCGTCCTGTTCGTAAAGAGATTGAACTGATTCGTCGAGATCGGTGAGATCGTCGACTGCGTATTGTAAGCCCATGCTGTACCCCGTACATTTTATGCTGCCCCGCAGCGTTGCGTGAATTATAGCACTATTCGCCAAAAGTGAACATATTTGCTAAAAATTGGCGAATCTCGCTACTCTGTGACCCCATAGTCTTCTTTTAGTATCGCCAAAACGCCCTTTTCCAGTTCCGGAAACTCTTTGGCGACTTCGAGAGCGTCTTCGAAATCATAGTAAATATCTGACATCTTTATCTTGTCGCCGATATTTCTAATCTTTGACAAATCATCGGCTTGGGAATTTTTCTTGATATCTGGCATCTATCAGTCTTCCTATTCTTGATGATATTTTTCGCGGAGTTGGATTATTGTTATATTCAGTCCACGACTCTGCGATAAATTCTTGCACGTTCTTTTTAGCGTACCCGCTAACTTCATCTATCATTTCCCCAGATCTAACCAAATCCTCATATAAATTTATAACTTCTTGGTCATATTGGAGGTCAAGCAGGTAATCCAGTTGATGCCCCATCTCATGGTCGATTGTTCCCTTTACGCTTCCAGTGCCGACTGGATTCCATTTTACAGATTGGCTTCTTTCTTTTTGTTCGTAAAATGCTGACAAGTTTTTCTTACTGCCTTTCATTTCATTAAATGAAATCCCGCGAATATTAGCCATGCCTGTAATGTTTGAAGAATCAAAAGCAACTGCGTTTCCTGTTTTTGGTATTTTCATTTTTGTGACTGCGGATCTGGCAAATGCTTCTGCTGTTGCGCTGTTGACGCCCATCTCACTGATCGCTCTGTTGTAGTAGTAATTAAATTCTGATTGCTCAATATGCTTGAAGTGTTTTTGTATTGAGCCAATAAATCCAAACCTACCCTTTAGTGCTGGATATTTTTCGAAATGATTGAAAACAGACTGATTCATTTCGTTAGCAACATCTAAGTCCAGTCTACCGTAATCTATGTTCTCGGCAAGATCGTTATCAATAGCGAACTTCTGCGCCTCTTTGATAGTCTTCGCCGGGGCGAAACTCTTCGCTTGCCCCGGTATCTTACCAGTTCCCGGCGTCGGCTTGATAACGACCTTCGGCGTCTTGCGCACATTTGTCGCACCATCTAGCACTTGGAGCTGCTTCAGAGAGATCGGATTGCCGTTCGCGTCCACGAAATCGTCGAGACTCAGCTTTCCAGCATCGAATAGAGCTGCCCGCTCTTTGCCGAGAACTTGAACCCGGAACTCTTTGGACTGGCCTTTGAGCCATCCGCTGTATGTTCGTTTCGCCGAGACTGGCCCATCCATACTGGCCCGGGTTCCGTCCAGCCCTTCTTCTTGGAATCTATCCTGCAATACCGGGACGCGTAGAGATCGGCAGTTCCAATGGCGCGGAGTGAATGGCGGCTCGTCGAACCCGAGTATCTTGCCATCTAGCGCTGCGCAGCCGATCGTCGTGCGACCATCGAGAACCGAGACGTACTCTTCGCCCTTCAGAATATCGTCATTCGCCCGGTTTACTGCCGAGCGAGCTTCTGACGAGATGTGATTGACGCTAGTTCGAACCAGCGCTTCGGCTTGTCGTTTGTGTTTATTCGTAACACTTGCGAGCTGCCGGGTCAGCGATTGAACGGTAGAGCCTTCGACCATCCCGCGCTGAATCGTTCGAGTGATCTCTGCTGCTTTGTCTTTCGAGAACTGCGTAGCCGCTTGGCTCAGTGTTAGCGACTGAACCGTGCTTCCTGCTTTGCCGCTGATCGCCAGTTGCATCGGAGCCTGGGCCACTAACGCCCGGAGCTGCTCAGATGCCGGGAGTGTAACCGATGCCGCTGCGGCCGTGTTCATCGTCTTTACGGCGAATTCTGCCTCATACTCCGCGAAATCTGCGGCGTTATCGGTTATCCCTTTGCTCAGTTTTTCCAGAGCGTCGCTTTGTAGCGCTGTTATCTGGTCGAGCTTGCGTTGCAGCGACCGACTTTCTGCCAGAGAATCCACGCCGTCGAGCTTGCGAAGAATCTCGGCCTGAGCATCGTCGAGATACTTGACCAGATCCTTCACCTGCCCGCCCGCGTAGCGCTGGACGTATATCTGGTGCTTTATCCCAGCATCCAGCAGATAGTCGTTAGCGCTCATTTATAGCGGCGACTCCTGAGTGATATCCGAGAGAATGTCTTCTGGCGTGCCTTCCGATTGAATCCACCCGGCATCGATGAGACGGCGAACGATGTCGATCTTCGGCATTACGCCCGCGTCGCTGCCCTGAATCATTGCCATAATCTCTTGCGGCGAGATAGTGTCAGCATAGAAGTCGTTATTCAGAGAGAATACGATCTCGGCATCTGTTGGTGAGATGAACGCTCGGCAGTCATAGAGAACTGCGGTAAATGATTCGTCGATATTGCCGACCATCGTATCGAGCATCGAGTTCTCGGAAGTCGCTTGAATGCGAGCCTCTTCGGCTGTCCGCTGCCCGGTCTTCGTAATGATCTTAGCGCCGATCTGAACCATCATCTGCTCTTTATGGGTCATCTCGGTGCCGATCGCACTAGCTGGCCCCAGTTGTAGCAGTTCTGCTTTGCCGCCCTCAGAGAGTACCAAACCAGCGTTCTCGCCGACTGTAATGCCGCCCGGGTTCGCTGCTTGGAATGCCTCCGGACTCATATCAGTCGAGACGACCAGAGTACCGCCGCCGTGAACCGAGAGATTGTTCTCCTGATCCGCTGAATTGCGAAAGTGCCCGATATTCACCCGGGCGATGTCGTACAGAATCGGTTCGTCGATGTCCGGTAGATTGTCCCGGCTTCCGATGAAATGGAACGGGATATAGTCGAACGGCTGACCGCTTGCGCCACGGATCACGATCTCTTCGGTGATTGCGTCTCCGCTCTCGTCGTAGAGCTGCTGCGTATACTGCTGGCTATCGTTGAGCCTGAGAACCCGGAAGCGATCCACATAATCCCAAGTGAATTCGTCATAATGAACTGGCGAGTTCTCTTTCAGTACTAGCATTCCGAGCTGGCGGCGTCCGTTTAGAACGTGAACGTGCCAGTTGATAATAGACTCGGCAGTGTAAGTCGCAATGTGCGGCTGTAGCCCCATCCTGCGAACCTGCTCGACCGTTAGATCTTCGTCTACCATCGGATAATCAGCCAGCAAACCGAATCGCCCGGTCTCCATAACCTCATCCGCTGCGAGCTTCGATACTTGTGTGAGCGATTGCCCGGCTCCGTCGGCGTTCTCCAGCATGAACTCCATATCTGGCGGCAGCTCGATGCGCGGCGGCAGACGGAATATCGCGCCCTTCAGCCCTTCCCGAGTTCGCCCGGTGTAGTTCGTGTATATCGCCTTCTCGACGCGATGGTAGTATTGATCCTGCTCTTCGTGAGTACGTCGCATGATGTAGAGCCGAGCATCTTCGAAACTCAACCCTGTGGCGCGTTGCGAGTCAGCTTCCACTTATCTACGTTCTTGTTGTACTCAGCATGGGTTTCTGAAACTGGCATATATTCACCTATACGCTGAAATTTATCGGTATGTGAGCCACTGGCTTCACGATTGGCATTTCGTACGCGATCGGATACGTCGCCGCATCGATTGCATGATCTAAACCTGAATTCTTGTCTGGCATTCCGTTCTTATCGTAAGCGAGCTGCTCGAACGATTCTGCCACGCCTGTACATTTTAGCGCATTTATGTATAGCAAACCATTTTCGAACGCTGCGTTCGTAGCCATAACCCGGTCTTTGATTGCCGGGTTCGACTTCTTCGCCCTGACCGAGAACCCTGCTTGCTCGATGAGAGCGATATCGGACGTGCTGGCGTTTACGGTCTTTCTGGCCCTGCCCGAAGCATCCGGGTAAATCGTGACGTGATGGTCGGCGTAACGCTCTGAGATGATTCGAACCATATCCGGCGTGTCGTACATATCAATCAACTCGTCGACCGCGTGCCACTCATCTCCCCGGCGTACATAGACG